AACTCTCAATGAGAAAGAAAATAGATGGCGCTCTGGACTCTATGAGCAGCTAGGCTCGTCCACGCATTCCATCTATTGTAGTTTTAGGGTACGTTACAAGGAGTAGGCTGTCAATACTGACCATTATCGACACATGTCGAAAATGGTTTTCGTGCTAGAATAGGGGTAGGCGTGGCAACTCTGCTGTCAACCAAATGTAAGAACTAGCTCGTTTGCTAACTCACGTTGGCGGCGGGCTTTTTTTATCCAGAAGCGAAAATATTTCGCGTTCTTACGAAGTTAACATCTAACAGCCCTACGGGGCTGTTTTTTAGTTCAGTTATCTGGTATAATGTAGCTAACGAGTAGCTAGGTATATCTGAGTCTGTGGTGTGGGGTGTATAACCCTTGCACATTGGGTAACGAGATGCGTACCCTAGCTTATACTTGTTGCGCGGCGCAGTTTGCGTCCCGCGCTATGGGCTTAGAAAAGAATTTAGGTGGCCGACCAAGACTTTTGAATGAGGAAGTTCTATTAAAGGCGCATAAATATATCTACTGTGAGGGCGAACCCGCCGAGTGGGCTAATCGCGGCAATGTTATCCCTACGATAGAGGACTTTGCTTTGTACCTGCGTATTGCTAGAGATACTGTTTACGACTGGGCTACTAAAGACAGAAAGTTTTCCGACATAGTTGAGGCGATACGTCAAGAGCAGGCAAGTTTGCTGATTAATAAAGGACTAGAAGGTAAGTTCAATTCAACAATCGCTAAACTTATCCTAAGTGGTAAGCATGGCTATGTAGAGAAAAGCGAGACGGATGTTACGACCAAGGGTGAGGCAATCGCTCAATTAGCTTCTCCCGAGTTGGCTGCGAAGTTTACCGAGTTCTTAAAGCAATCCACCAAACAGTAATATGGACACTGCTGTTTTAGAAGCATCTAGTCCGCTAGCATGGATTAGTCTCAACAACTTCCTTAATGAAAACCAGACTCCTTTAGAGTTTAAAGATCATCGCTTTATGATTGACATTTACGCCGATGAGTCGCCAGATATTGTATGCAAGAAGTCTGCCCAGGTTGGCTACAGCGTTATGGCTATACTCAAATGCCTTTGGCTAATGAAGTACGCCAAGCTAAACATTATTTACGCGCTGCCCACTAATAACGTGGTACAGGACTTTGTGAAGCCTAAGGTTGACCCGCTTATATCCTCTAACCCTGTTATTCAGGCTAGTATGGGCAACGATTCTGTTTCACAGAAGAAGGTTGGTGACAGGTTTATCTACTTTAAGGGTGGCTTCAGTGATCGAGAAGCAATTAGCATCACTGGCGACGTTCTTATTATTGATGAGTACGACCGTATGCCAAGTATGCAAGTGGTTAATACGTTTGACTCACGCCTGCAGGCCAGCAAAAACCCACGGCGTTGGCGCTTCTCCAACCCATCACAGGTAGGCTTTGGTGTTGATGGGCTTTATAACGATTCGGACCAGATGCATTGGTTTATTAAATGTTCCCATTGTGAACATAACTGGTATATAGACTTTGAGAAAGAGGAGCACAATCACCACGTTGACGTTGGGCGCAAGATATATGCTTGTGGGAAATGTGACCGAGAGTTATCAGACGACGATAGACGCAATGGCGAATGGATTGCTAAATATCCTGGCAGAAAGCGCAGAGGCTATTGGATTAACCAGATGATGGCTCCTTGGGTTAGTGCTAAGCGTATTCTTGAACAACGTGAAGAGTCTGGCATAGAGTTTTTTTACAACTTTGTTTTAGGTAAGGCTTATACCCCTACTGACATGATTGTTGACCGTGCTGCGATATTACGTGCTACTGCACCTAGCAATATCCCTAGGTCTTACGTATCGATTGGGGTAGACCAAGACGCAGGTGGCCAGTATTACGTATGCATGACCCCACAGGGTATATTCGACCACGGGTATGTTGATAGTTGGGACAAGATTGAGCACTTGAAACTTATGTACAACGCTGTTGTAGTGTGTGATCCGAACCCATATCAGGCTGTCCCTAAACAAATGGCTGCTAAGTATAACGATTGGTATCTTTGTTACTTTAAGATACTAGACGGGCTCTCGGCTGTGCAGTGGAAGGAGAACGAACAGGTTGTCTACGCTGATAGGACTCGGGTTATCGATATCCGCGCTAATGAGATTGTAAATGCTAGGTCTCTATACAGGGAGCATCCACACGCCCTTGAGGACGTAATTGCCCACTGGGGGAACATTTACCGGACAACAGAGGAGAAAGAGGACGGGAAGGTTAGGAGTATTTGGGTTAAGAAGGAAGGGAAACAGAGCGACTACCCATTCGCTGAGTGTTACGCCAGGATTGGTTTGTCTCAGCTTATGAGCGGTGGTTCTGAGTTTATGGAGCCTGCCATGACTACTGATACGCGGATTACGAACATTACTACCCAAGACGGAAAGAACCTTAATATTGATTTTAGAGAAATACTAGAGGAAACTTGGGCGGCACAAGATGAATGAGCTTGAACTAATATTTATTAAGAGAGTACAGCCTGTGGAGAGAGACAGGCGCTATAGGATATTAGTGACACTTATACGCTCCGATCGTCCTCGCTACTGGAACTTTCTGTGCAATAACTGTGGGTCTAAGGTTGTAGAGCTACAGAACCTTGAGGTGATTGGTGCTGACGATTTTTACGACCCCCAAAATGTGAACAATAACGGTATTGGGCGACACTGTAAGGGTACACTCGCTGATGGATTGCCGTGCCACTATACGTATTTCTTCCATGTACAGTAGCTTTTCATCTCACGTGCTATAATGAACGTAAGGACAGCCCTACGGGGCTGTTTTTTGTGTCAAAAAATAGCTAACAGATACGAATTTAATGGCAAGCGCTGATCCATACACCCAAACACAAGATGTTTACCATGAGGACTTCACCGATCTTTACCGGGAAGATACTGAATTTGAAGAATTAAATCTTACGATGTCCGACGATGACTTGGACAAGATGCTTATTAGTTCCCTCGAATCCGACCGCGACCACTGGAATAAGAAACCGTGGATGTTAGAGGAGACGGATGTTAAAAATACCGCCTTTTTACTTGGCGATCAGCTAGATGACAGAGATTACCTAAAGAACGATACAAAGATTATTGATAACCGTTTGTTTAGCTCTACGCGTGCCATTTTGAGCTATGCAACGGGACAGCTCGCTAAACCAGAAATCACACCGAGTAAAGGTGATGAAATATACCTAAAAGGTGCCCGTGATATTGGGGCTGCGCTCTACCAACACGCACTAGATGAGCAGGTGGATTTTAAGGTCCGCGCTGCAGTCATGAACCTTATTAGCCGCAAACGGGGGTATTTAAAGCTACGCTGGGACCCTAATATAGGCGTAAACGGTGACATTGTTACCGAGGTATGCAACCCAGAGGATATTATTATTGACCGGTATGCGGGGTACCTGCAGAACCCCGCAAAGATCTACCATAGGCTACGTTGCAGCTTGTCCGAGTTATGCGCTCGTTTCCCTGATAAAGAAGCGGAGATTAAAGATGCGTTCTCGGTAAGGCGGGGAGTATATTCCCAAACCTCCAGGATGGTTACTTACTTTGAATGCTGGTTTACGTACACGGATAGCGACCGGAGACCCAAAGAAGGTGTATGTTGGTTTATCCACGAAAAACACCTGATTCTTGACAAAATGCCTAACCCAAACTGGGTATACCTTAAGACGCACAAGAAGGAAATGGAGGCAAATGTTACATCAATACCACCTAAACCGTTTGTCCCATTCAACTATATAAATACGGGTCACAGTTACATCGACGAGACATGTTTAGTAGAACAGTCCATGCCCCTGCAGATCGCCTTGAACAAGCGATTACGCCAGATTAGTGAGAACGCCGATTACGTGAACGGCCGATGGGTGGCGGACAAGTCCTCGTTTAGCCAGGAGGATGCGCGGAATCTTATCAATAAGGGCGCTAAAACCGTGGCCATGGTGGATATGAAGAAGGTGGCTGATCCCCTTCGTAATGTTGCCCCTAACCAACTGGGAGCATGGGTGGAAAATACCGTTTACGACTATCGCAATGAGATAGACGGTATGATGGGTACACCTTCCCAGTTTAAGGGAGCTCAACCGGATAGCAAGGATACGCTCGGCCGTGATTTGATGATTAAGCAGCAAGCTGGAGCGTTGCAGGACGACTTAGTACGTTCTATCTCTATGGCAATGGAGAAATACTACACTATCCTCTTGCAGATGATGCGCGTCTACTACACTGATGACTATTGGTTCCAGACAAAGGGGGGCGATGGCAAATACCAGTTTATATTGATTAACGGAGAAAAGCTTGACTCTAACGTTAAGGTGAGCGTCCAGACTGATAGCACGCTCCCACTAGATAAGGCCAGTATTAGAGCAACTGCTATGCAACTGTGGCAGGCTGGGAATGCTATTGACTACAAGTCACTGATGGAGGATCTGGGGTTGCCGAACCCAGACATACGCGCCGAGCGCTACCTGCAGAGTAATATTGACCCTATGAATTACTTACAATCCATTAAATTAGATGACATTAATGCAGATGCCGAGTCTGACATACAGCTACTGATTGCCAACAAGACACCAGAGGAACGGGATGATTATGACCAGCCGTACTTTGATTACTTTAATAAGTTTTTGGCTAGCAACCGCTTTGCTAAGCTGCAAGGCACAGATCCAAAGGCAGCTCAACGTATAACTATGTTCCTAGTTGCTATACAACACGCTATGATGCAATCACTAAACCTGAATGAGACCATGCAGCCATCCCCACAGGTTGGTATGCCTGGGCAGATGGACCCAAATTTGGTACAATCTAGTCAACAACCGCAGCCAACACCAGCAATAGCCTCACAAGCACCAGGAGTTACCGCGCCTCCTGCTGCACCGCCAGTACCAACACAATAAGGAGTAATTATGGATGAACCGGCAAAGCCTACTGAAGAACAGGTAAAGGCTGCCAATCAAGCCGAAGAAGCTAGGTGG